GTAATAGTAGTAGTAAAACTTCCACCTTCATCTACATTAGTAGCAGATACTGAATGAGTATATGTTGGAACTGTAGAACTTGATCCTTCAAAACTCATCATAGAAGAGTATGCAGTCTTTGTTGCCAATACATCAGCACTACCTTCTAGAGTATCAGTAAAATATTTTTCAGCATATATTACTTCACCAGCAGGAACCATAAAAGATCCTAGAACTGTACCAGCATAATCCTTTCTAGTTAAAAGTATATTAGAAGTACCGCTATTAAAGAGTCGTACAACAGGAGCATTATCAACATTAGTAGCAGATGCTAGAGTTGCTTGTAGTGATAATATTTTCATTTTTTCTTACCTCTATACTTTGCTGCTGCATCTTTTAATCTTTTTATCTTATCTTCATCGGTTAGATTCTTTTTACCTTTTCGGAAAGCTTTCATTTCCTTATCGAAAGGTTTATTCTTCGCAGCATCCTTTGCTTGACCCTGTTTAACATTAAGTTCTTGATCTATCTTATCTTTAGGATTTACATCCCAATCAGTAGCCTTTGGTCTACTTGGTGTTCCAAGTAATCCTTTGAGTAGATCTTCACCACTCTTAGCAGCAAAAACTGCTCCTCCAACTTTAGCAGCACCTTTAGCAACATTTTTCCAAGGAATTTTTTTTGCTACTGCTGCTGCAACACCTTCCTTTACCAATGGTTCTGGTTTAATTATATCGAAAGATTCAATTTCTGTTGGTGTAAAACTATCTCTCCAACTATAATAATTATAAGATGCTGATAATACCTGATTCTTTGCAGGATTTACAGTTTTCTTACCATCATTAGTTATTGGTGCTTTTGCCTGTATCCTCGAATAATCTACAACAGCCTTTTCATTTGGTCCTTTAGACATATCTTTCTTATTACCTGATCCAGATAAACCAACTCCCTTATATCTTGTTCTATTACCTTCTAACATACCCGTCAATCCCTTTAAAGTTTTAAGGGCAGCATTTTTACCAGATTTCTTAAAGTCTTTCATTAGAGGTTTTCCTAAATTAGAAAAATCCTTTACATTAAATTGACCAGTTTCCCCAAACTTAGTCGCTTTATTTTTAAACTTCTTAAAGGATTTACTTGTAGTTAATTGATCCTTAAAAGTATTAATACCACTTTTTATTATACTATTAACTTCGGACATGACTTCTAAGTATCTTCATTAGTATTTAGAATCTCTTTCTTCAGCATCTTTTGCAATTCAGTTGTACTACCAACAAAAACTGCGTTATTTGTAACAGAACTTGGACCCTTGGGTTTATCTTCATCTAAATCTTTCATTTTCTTCTGAAGATCTGCTAACTTATCTGTAATATCAGCAGTTGATTTTAATACTTGTCCAGCAACTTCATATGCTCTAGGACTTGCACTTTCGCCAGCAAGTTCCATAACTCCATTTAAAGTTTCCTGTCCCTTCTCTATTAGTGAATATAACTGTGCTCTTGCATACTTATAATCCTTATCAGCATCATCGCTGATATCGGTGATTGCATCCTTTCTTCGGATACAACCAGCTTCTGGTGTATTGCTAACTTCTATATCAACAACATCTTCGTCTGCTGTATTAAAAGTATCATTCAAATCGTCATAATTATCTTTCATGGTTTTAACAATTCCAAGCCCTTAAGGACTTATTAATTCTTGAATCAGGATCCCTTGCGGTTTTGGCAGAAGTAAGTTTCTTCTTCATACCTTTCATCCTCGCACAAAAAGACGCTCTACGCTTGTTGCCAGGTTTCTTTGAAGGAGCTTTAAGGTCACTGCCTGGATTCTCTCTTTCGTAACTTTTTCTTCCTTTTTCATTTAAACCACCTTCTTTGTTTTTACCAGATTTTTTTGTCCATGCAGCACCTTCTTCAACATTTAATGTTTTTGGATAATCTTTATCACCTGGTTTTGCTGGTTTTTCACCACGCTTTCTTTTAGCATGGATATTATCCCAAAGACCTTTTTTCTTACCTTCCTTTACACAATTAGGAACTTCCTTACCATCCTTCTTCTTAGTTCCTTTTGCCTTATATCCATCCCAACATTTATCAGCACCAACATTTTTACGTGCTTGTTTTAAACCTTCGGAAAATTCGTTAAATGATTTCATTAGAGATCTACTTTTCTTGTTGGACTAAATTCTTTTCCATCACCAAAGAAAGTCGAAGTTTCTGTGAATCCAAAATCGTCACCTGGTGGGATTAATGGATCATCATACTGATCAATTACTGTATCTTCATTATAATCTTTTTTCGCTGCTGCTTTTACAGTATATCTTTGCTCACGTTTTGCAGTTCTTGTATCACTATCAGAATAGTAATCAACCTGAACCTTACGAATAAGTCCCTCTGTAGAATCTGCAATAGGACCAAACATATATGTTTTAGCAGTAAAGCTTAAAGTATATATTAATGCTCTTCTGGTTTCAAAATTACCTTCATAATCGTCAGTAAATGCAATGTTCTCAAGAACCATAGGAACATCCCTCTTCTCACCAATCTCATCTACTAAATCTATTGTTAGAGTAAAACCAGGTTGAAAGAATGGTAAGATTTGTTCCAATATTTGAAGAGAATCATCTTGCAATTTAGTAAGAATATTCAATTCAAATCCCAAGTTATATGGAACAGGCATAAAAACCTTTTTAAGTTTTCCACTATCACTAGCTTTAAATGTTTGTGAAATACCAGATTTCCTAGATGGATCATATTGAATATTATTCATTTCAAAGGAAATTCTAGGCAATGATATTTGAGTTGCCTTATTTAATTCTGGTTGTTGTTGTATTCTTGCTAAAAACTTTTGCTTAGGACCATATGAAATTGGAACCTTAATTTGACTAATGTCCTTTCCAGTAGAATCTTGATGACGAACATGAATATCATTAAAAAGTGTTCCGAAAGAAATAACGGTTTTTCTTATTATTTCGTGATAAAAATACGTTCCTAACATTAATAAGTACCAAAGGGATTTGATTCAGTAAAATCTAGTATCTGATCTGCGTTCAACTCAAATTCACTAGCATCATTATATTTATCATTAACGTCATCGGAATTATATGATCCGAGAGTATATGATGCTCCAGAAGTCTTTCCAACAATATTCTCACCTTGGAAGAATCCAGAAACTGTTGTTCCAATACCAACATTACTTACAGTTAATATATTAGTATCTTTATCCCAAGATTTAACTCTTGCTTGAGCATAAGATCTAGAACCTTCAATAACTTCATTAAATTGGAATGTTCCAATACCAGCCATAGATGGTGGATCTGCAATAGTTACTGTAGGTATTGATGCATAACCAATTCCAGTATCACTTACAAATATACTCTTAACAACGTGTTGAGCACCTGCTAATCCTACAGAAGCAATTCCAACTGCAGTAGTTCCAGCACCTGGTTGACCAACCGTTACTGTTGGTGCTGTGCTATAACCAACACCACCATCGAGGATATTAAATCTAGTTACACCTTGATAAACAGTTTCCACAGAACAAGTTGCGGCAGCACCTGTTCCACCACCACCAGAAATAGTAATTTGTGGTGGTGTAACATAACCAGCACCAGCACTCGTCATTAATATCTTCTCAATAGAAGTAACATTTGCTCTAGTTGTTAATATTCCAATTGCTCTTGCTGGATTATCTGCTGGAGAATTTTCAAATGTAATTGTAGGTGGAGAAGTAAATCCAGATCCATCATTATTTAAGAATATTTCTCTAACATATCCTTGACCTAATGCTGCTGTTGCTATAGCAGTTCTTCCTAAACCAACTAATCTAAGAGTTGTAATATATCCTTCATCCTGAACCTGAGTATCAATAGCATCAATAGATGTATCAATAACCTCATCCTCATATTCAAAGAGTTCACATTTTAATTGAAAAACGTAATTTTTACCTAACTGATAGAAAGGATCTTCATGTTCTACAAATTTTATCTCAAACAATCTTTGACCTAGTGGGAAATAAACAAGATCACCTTCTCTAGGTCTAGAGGATAATGTTACTTCACTTTGATCTGTACCATCATCATTGGCAGCGAGAAATGGTGATATAAAATCCTCAAATCTTTCTTTAGAAATTGTTAAAGTAACTTCATCCTTTAAACTCATTCCAAATTTTGTTAAAACATCACCTGCACCACCATATCCATCATAGTTATTAACATATGCTTCTATAGCAAAATTATCATCAAATTTAGAAGATTGAACCTCTTCCATAATTGATAATTTATTTACAAATTTTCTGGGAATATATGTTACTTCAACACCAAAAATTTTTAAATGTTCATTTATTAAATCTTGAGCCAATCTTTGCTCAGATGATGTTCCTTGTAGAAAAAACGGATTGAGTGCCATATCTTATCACCCAATACAATCATATGGTGGTAATTCATATTCCGAAGACATTCTTGATCTAAGAGATTCTATTTCTTTTTCAGCATCATCAAAAATTTCTCTACCATTAAGTTCTATACCACCAGGTAACTTAACTCCACGAAATTTAATTAAATTTTGTCCCCATTGTCTCTTCATGAGAGCAGTGAGATACTGTTTTAAGAATACATCATTATAAACTTGAGTAAATGATGTAGGATCTAATGCTCTATAACAATCAAGAACAAGATAATTACCAGCAGTTTCGGAACCCCAATCAATATCCAGATATAATCTATCTTGTCTCTTATTAAATCTTACTTGCTTATCAGTTGTTAGTAAAAAATCAATATCCGAAAGATATGATTTTGTCATTGAATATTGTAATAATTCTATAGAATTAAACCTATACAAATCATTTAAAAATAGCTGATATTTAATACTAAACATTCCACCTGATATGGTGCTACTATCAAACTTAAATATCTTTTCTACACCAACTACAGA